CGCATTTAACAACATGGCATCAAACATGACTAGCGCACTTGATACATTTGTTGAAACAGGGAAAATTTCATTTTCTAGTTTAATTTCATCAATGATAAAAGATTTATTAAAAATGCAATTGCAAGCGCAAGCATCAGGATTTTTTAGTAAATTTATTAGTAGTGCATTTGGGGCATTTGGCGCAAGCAAAGGAACATCAGGAAGTTTAGGTAAGACTGATTTAATGAATAGTGGAATTGGCTTTGCGGCAGAAGGTGGTTATATAGACAGCCCAACAGTTGTTGGTGAAAGAGGCATGGAATTGTTTATTCCTAAATCACCGGGAACAGTAATACCAAACAACGCATTAGCATCAATGATGGGAAGTCAGCCCCAAGTAGTTTATAATGGCACAGTGGTTCAGAACATGAGTGCAATTGACACACAAAGTGCAACGCAGTTTTTGGCAAGAAACAAACAGGCAGTGTGGGCATCTAATATGTCAGCGCAACGCAGTTTGCCAATGTCAAGATAAGGATAAGATATGCCATTAAATACTATATTAAGCGTTGCAGAAAGCGTTGCTATTAATGACCAAAAGTTTGTTGGTCAAATGGTAAGCCGCAATCAGCGCATTAGCACATCAGAAATTCTTACTGTTCAGCCATTTGGTTTTGAAATGAAGCCAATGAATTATTTGCTTTACTCACAAAATCGCACATTGCTTTCAGAATTGCGAGTTGCTGATAAAGCCACAGAACAATATTTAAATTTTGGGTCAACTGGCTGGCTAAACTACATCAAGTATCAAGGCGATATGTCTAGCGCACAAATAGGTGCGTGCCTATGGCAGACATCATCCGCAAACAAAACTCTTGTTCTAGGGTCGTTGCCGTCAATCACAAGCACATTATATATTGTAAGGACTGGCGATTTTGTGCAAGTTGGCAGATATGCTTACATTGCAACAGCCGATGTTCAGCGTGGCGGCGGCGCAACTGTAAACATTCCTGTGCATCGCAGTTTAATAACACCGCTGACATCAACAATGCAATGTGTGATTGGTCAATTTGGCACAACGATTGCTTTGGGCGGTGGCACTTACACAGGCATTACTTTTCCAGTTATTTTGCGAGAATATCCAACATATACTTTAACGCCTATGACTAACGATAGTTTCATTCAATGGTCAGGCACATTTAGAGCATTTGAGGCGGTATTGTAATGAATGTAATTACACCAGTTGTTAATACCAACAGCATTCGCATGGCAGACTTTGTGCGAATAACAACGCCAACGGCTGTATATAGATTTGCAACAACGCCAGCACCAATTACAGTTTCAGCGGTTGATACTGAACCATTTACTGGTCTTGGTGTGTTGGTAAAAATTAATGAGGTTCAGCGTGATATTAAATCAACGGCAAATGAAACTAGTGTGACGCTTGTTGGTATTGACACAGCAATGCTTGGGTTAGTATTAAATACAAATGTTAAAGGTTGTTTAATTGAAATGTGGCATGGCTTTTTTGACCAAGATAATGCGCTAATTACAACTGGCGGCACTGGTGGTCTTTATAAATTCTTTACTGGCTACATCAATTCATTTTCAATTACTGAACAATGGATGGAAGAAATAAGGACTTTTGTTGGAACAATTACAGTTAGTGCGTCAAGCATTCAAATAATTCTGCAAAACAGAACAGCAGGGCGATATACCAACGACAATGCTTGGCAATTCTTTAATGCTGGCGATACATCAATGAATCGTGTAAGTTTTATTGAAACGATTAATTATGCTTTTGGCAAAGATGCGCCAGCCAATTCATGATAAGACAAGCTAACAAGTTTGATAAACCGCAAATCATTGAAATGTTGCGGCTGTTTAGAAATGAAAGCCCAATTTGGCAATACAAAGAATTGGAAAATCAAAATTATATTAATCAACTTTTAGACAGCATTATTGCAGGGCAAGGCATTATATTTATTGCTGATGATATTGGTTTTATTATGGGGATTAAAAATCCCACAATTTGGGATAATACAAAAATTGCATTGCATGAATTAGCATGGTTTGTTAAACAAGAATATAGGCACAAAACAACTGGGTATCGTTTATTTAAAACCTATGTTGATTATGCAAAACAATTAAAAGACAATAATAAAATTGCCCTTTACACAATAACCAAGATGACAACAAGCCCTGACATTAACTATGGCAAATATGGGTTCACTAAAATAGAAGAAAATTGGATGAATAATGACTAGATTTATTCTGCTTTGTTTAATGTGGTTGTTTTTTTCAATGCCTGCTGAAGCCATTGGTTCTATTATTGTGGGCGCAACTTTGTTTGGGTCAGCAACTTTAGCAACAGTTGCCGCATTTGCAATCAACATGGTTGTGTCAATGGTTATTTCAAAAGTTTTTGCGCCTGATACTCCAAATCAAAATCAAAATGCACAACCAAACCCCGGCAATCGTCAACAACTTCCACCAGCAGGCGACAACAAAATTCCAGTAGTTTATGGCTCGGCTTATGTTGGCGGCATTATTACTGACATGAGCATTAGCACAAACAATCAAGATATTTATTGGGTGATTGCTTTAAGTGAAGTCACTAATACGGAAAATGGTGGCACGCCTGACACAATTACATTTGGCAATGTTTATTGGGGTGGCAAACTTGTAATCTTTAGCACTACTGCTGGTGAGTTGTATAAGGTAACGGGGCTTAAAGATGAATCAACTGGTGAAATTCAAAATGTTTCAGGCTATATGGATATTTGGCTTTATCGCAATGGCTCAAATAATCCAGCCAATTCATCATCAAACGCAAACGCAGTTTTAAACGCATCAGGGCTTGCATATACATGGGATGGCTCAAAGCTAATGAGCAATTGCGCTTTTGCTATTGTTCACATTAAATACAGTCAATCAAGAAATTTAACAAGCCTTAATCAAACACGCTTTCAAATTACAAATTCACGCAATGCGCCCGGTGATTGTTTCTTGGACTTTTTATCAAGCGAAAGATATGGTGCGGCTATACCATTGGCTAGTATAAATACGACTTCATTGACGGCATTAAATACTTATTCAAACGCATTAATTACATACACGCTTTATGGTGGTGGAACAGCAACACAAAAACGCTTTACATTTAATGGCGTGATTGACACTAATACCAAGCTAATGCAATCAATTCAGAACATGGCTGACAGTTGTGATTGCTTGGTTAAATATAATGAAATTACTGGTCTTTGGGGCGTTATTGTTCAGACCAATGTTGTTACTAATGTCATGGACATTAATGATAGCAATATGATTTCAGCCATTACCATTTCACCAATAGACATATCAAACAGCTTTAACATTATTGAAGTTAAGTTTCCTGATGGTAGTGCAAAAGATTCATTTAACAGCGCATCATTTGATTTGGCTGTTATTAATCCAGCATTGTTGTTTCCAAATGAACCAATTAACAAGCAGTCGGTTAGTCTTTATTTAGTCAACAATAGTGTTCAAGCGCAATATATTGCCAATCGTATGCTAGAAGCGGCAAGGGAAGATTTACAGATACAAGTTGAAATCAATTATGTTGGCTTGCAACTAGAAGCGGGCGATGTTGTTACAGTAACAAATGCAAATTATGGATGGGTTGCCAAACAGTTTAGAATAACAAAGGTTGTTGAAAAATTTAGCGATGATGGGCAAGTGACGGCATCATTGCAATTGTCTGAATTTAATCCATCAGTTTATGATGACTACAATGTAACGCAATTTAATCCGTCACCAAATACAACAGGCATTGGAAGCCCAACAGCATTTGGCACAATTCCTGTTCCTACAATTTCAAACATAATTCCCAATGCAAGCAATCCTGCTTTTAGTGTCAATGTAACAACATCAAGTGCGGGCATAACACAATATGCAGAAGTGTGGTATTCAGCATATCAATTCCCAACAGACGCACAAAGAATATTTGCTGGCACAACTGCCGTCAATTCTAATGGCGACCCATATAACATTAATACGGCAATGCCAGCCGTGCAATTGTTTAACATTCCTGCTGGCAATTGGTATTTCTTTAGCCGCATGGTCAATGCAATTGCTTCATCATCATTTAGCCTTGCGTCACTAGTATTGCAATGGCGACCAATGACATTTCAATATTCAGAAAGATATTTAAGCGTTGCTTACGCTACTAGCATTACAGGCACAGGGTTTAGCCTTAACCCAAGAAATAAAACTTACTACGGGCTTTATAATCAAGCATCAACAACGCCATCAATGACGGCTAGTGACTATAATTGGTATTTAGCAGAACCCGCTTTTGGCACAAATATATATTTAACATATACAAATTTTGCAAATAGACGCTTTGGTTTTGACACAGACTTTGCCGCTTATGCCGCTGGTTCAGGTGCGTTTGTGCCAACAACCACAGGGCAATTTGACCCAAGACTTTGGTCTGCTTTAGAAGACGGAATAAATTATATTGATTTAGACCATTCAACTGGTCAAGTTACACAGACAGGAACAACGACAGTTGGCACAGGACAAGTGCAAATTGTAAACACAAGCAATGGTCAAATGGTTGCGGCACTTCAGCAATTCCTAGATTTTGGTGGCGCATCAACATTTACAGGTTCAGCCGCTAACATCACTATTGATATTTATGGTCGTGTTGTTGGGTTCACTTCACCTGATGATTTCTTTTTTACATTCCAAAACTTTACTGCAACAAGTGGGCAAACTGTATTTACTCCAACAGCCCGTGTAAGCGGATACATTACAGGGCAAGATTTAATCTTTAAAAATGGTTCATTGTTAGATGTAACAGATTATTCTGAAACCAACACTACATTTACATTGGCAACTGGCGCAACAACAGGTGATAGGATTACTTGCATATCAATGCGTGCTGTTTCATCAGCCGTTTATTATGAATCAACATTTTTAATTGTGCAGTCAACATCAACCAATACAATGGTATGGAATTCTTCACAAATGCCGTATCAGTTAATTAATGTGGGTGATGTTTTAACATTTGCAAATACAGGCACACCAACGCAATATACAGTTACAGGCGTTAATTACACAACAAGGACTATAACCTTTAGCACAAACCCAGTTGCAAGCGCAGGCGCAGTTGTTTACCGCTATAGAGCAAGTGGGGCATCCTATCCTGTGTTTAGTCGTTATTCATTTGATTTAACATCAGCATCAAGTTACACGCCAACAACATGGGCATTAAGAAGCGGTTATGAGTTAGTTTTTAATAATGGCACAATTGTAAATGAGCAAGACTTTGATATTGTAAGTGGTGCATTATCAAACTTTCCATCAGCCGCAACTGGCAAATTTAATGTCATTCAATTTAGCGCAAACAATTTAGGCACGCCAACAGGAACAGCGGCAAATGTGGTGGCGTTTACAGCCAATGGCATAGCAACATATTCATTCAATTATGCTTCTGCTTTAGCATTTAATTTATACGCTAACGGATTGATTTTAATACAAGGTTCAGATTATACTACTGCAACAAACACTTACACTTTATCAAACACACCAAACAATTCATCAACAGTTTTAGTGCAACAAACATTCGCCCGAATCGGTGCGGCATAGGAGATAAGAAATGACACAAGCATGGAATTTAAGTCAGTTAGCAAACAAGGTAAACACATCAGGGCAACTTGATGTTGCAACAGGCGCATCAGGATTGTTGCCAATTGCTAACGGCGGCACAAACTCAAGCGCAACTGCTACAAGCGGAGGCGTTGGATATGGAACAGGCACAGCACACGCTTATACTGCGGCTGGCACAGCGGGGCAGTTACTTCAATCCAACGGGGCAAGTCCACCAACATGGGTTGCCCCACCGCAAAGCGGATTTAGCAATATGACTGTATTTACATCACCCGGAACATTTACTGCACCAGCATCAACAAATAGGGTAAAGATTACTATTGTTGGCGGTGGCGGTGGGTCAAGCGGTGCATTTACCCAGCCATCACCACTTGGTCCGCAATCTGTTGCTGGATTTTATGGTGGCGGGGGCGGGTATGCTGAATTGAACACGGCTGTTACTGCTGGAAGCCCTTATGCTATTACAGTAGGCGCAGGCGGAACTGCCGGTGCGGCTGAAGGGAATGGAGGAGATGGCGGCACATCTTCTTTTGGGGCTTTAGTATCGGCTACAGGTGGAACAGCAGGAAAATCTGTTGCGCCTAGAAACGCTGGAACTGGCGGTTCAAGCACAGGGGGTCAAGTTTCAATCCCCGGCATTCCCGGTGGCAACTTTACTAACGCGGGGGGTTCGCAAATGGGTTGGGTTGGGCAACAAGTTGCTGGACAAGGCTACGGTTCATCAGGCGGCACGCCACAAAGCGGTTCACCAACGCCTAGAGTTGGATATGCTGGTGCATCAGGCGTTATTATTGTTGAATATTAGGAGTTATTATGAATAATGCTTTAATTAGCCCATTAGAATTAGTTTATTCAGACGGCACTTTAATTGGCGAAAGAATTGCACAAACAGAACAAGTTACTTTTCCAGTTGCCCCACCTTTGTATTGGATTGAGTGCGCTGATGAAGTCAATGCAAGTGAATGGTATTTCCAAACTGAAACTGGCTCTTGTCAATTAATACCATTTTTGCCGCCCAAACCGATTTTATAAAAAAATAGGATAAGATATGAATACAATACAATATTTTAATGAACATAAATATGTTCATCTTAAAAACTTTTTGCCTTTAGTTTCGTGCAACGAATTAACTGAAGAATTAAATAAATTAGTGGCAGAACAAAAAACTGAAAAAGATATTCAATGCCCAAAGTCCGAAGCAATACATGGTGGCATTGTGTTTGATAAACTTTTAGAACATTGTTTGCCGTATTTTGAAAAAGCAAGCGGGCTTGAATTATACCCAACATATTCTTACGCAAGACTTTACGCACCTGATGACGAATTAGTTATTCATACGGACAGAGAAGCCTGCGAAATAAGCGCAACAATTACATTGGGTTTTGATGATAAATGTTGGGGAATTTTTATGGGGGATAACCCTGACAAAAGTGACGGCGTTGAAATTATAATGGATGTTGGTGATGCTGTTTTATATCGCGGCATGGAAAAACAACATTGGCGCAATAGGTTTGAAGGCAAATGGCAAGCCCAAGTATTTTTGCATTATGTTGACAAAAATGGTCAGCACGCAGAATGGAAGTATGACAAACGAGAATCTTTAGGTATTAGCAAAACAAAAAAACAACCATGTTTTGATGTATGTTACACATTAAAAAATGCTGTTTCAAACGGGTTTTGTGACAACATTGTCAAAGAATATTCAAAAAAAGAAGTAGAAAAAGAACAACCGTTCATTGGTGACGGACAAATTGATTTAGATGTCAGGAATGTTCAACGATTGCTTTTGCCAATAAACACAGGTATTGGCGGCACGCTTACATCAATTGGATTAAATACAAACAATGATTTTTGGAAGTTTAATATTACACATTCAAATCAAACAGAATTTTTAATGTATAAAGTAGGCGGAAAATATGAAGAACATATTGACACCGAACACAAACATTCAAACGAAACAAGAAAACTTACTGTTATAGCGGTGTTAAATGAAGATTTTGAAGGTGGAAAATTTTATGTTAAAAATGGCGGAATAAAAGTATATCCACCGCAAAACAAAGGCGATGTGATTGTGTTTCCTTCATTTTTAGCACATGGCGTTGAACCAGTAACAAAGGGAATTAGATATTCTGTTGTTACTTGGATGGTTGGTGATTATTTTAAATAATGTGATAAAATAATTAAAAGATAAGACATTGCCGCCTATGGTGAGTGCATCAGGGCGTTATTTTACCTAGTGAGGGAAACCAAATGGCAGTCTTTAATAAAAACACACTTACGCAAGTTTCGGGATTTGACAATCCTATCATCGCTGGCGAGTTAGTCTATAACCAAAAAACCTTTTGGAATTTAGCATTAGCAAACGAAGGCATCCCAATTGATTTAACTGGCGCAACTATTGATGCGACAATTATTCGTAGGCAAGTCACCAATGTTCAAGATACACGCTATGGTCTAACATTTGATATTGCAGACTATACGCCAACACCAACATCAGTTTCATTGACCATTAGCAATCGTGTTGACGCAAGCGGCACATTTACATTAGTTATTGATGAATCTGCATGGTCAGTTATTGCTAGTGACCCACAACTTGATATTAGCGCAGTCAATCCAGTTGGATTTAGTGGTCGTATCAAAATTGGATTCCCAGCCGCAGGCACAACGCCAGCACAAGACAGCATTATATTCTTGCTATTCTTGGTTCGTTCAGACGGCGTGGTGAATTAATATGGACTTAAAAATCACTAAAGGCAATGTTAGTGATGTATCGGTTTTAGTCAATTCAACCGAAGTCACTATTCAAAAATCAAACAGCATCAATGTTGAAGTAACACCACAGGCTACGCAAGTTATTACTATTGATAGAAATATTAAAGGCGATACTGGCGCAACGGGCGCAACGGGGGCAACGGGGGCGGCGGCTACTATTGCAGTCGGCACTACAACAACAGGGGCGGCTGGAACAAATGCTAGCGTAACCAATAGCGGCACATCGTCAGCGGCAGTTTTTAACTTTGCTATTCCGCAAGGCGTGCAAGGCATACAGGGTATTCAAGGCATACAAGGCATTCAGGGCATTCAAGGTGTTAAAGGCGACACAGGGGATACTGGGGCAACAGGCGCAACGGGCGCAAAAGGCGACAAGGGCGATACAGGCGCAGGTGTAGCGGCAGGCGGCACGACTGGTCAAGTGTTAGCTAAAATAAATGCAACTGACTACAACACGACTTGGGTTACTCCGACAGCGCAAGTTTATCCATCCGCAGGCATACCAAATTCAACAGGTAGCGCATGGGGGGCGTCTTATGGTGTTACAGGCACAGGTAGTGTTGTATTAAGTGATAGTCCAACAATAACAGGAACATTGTCTGCCGCAACTATTACTGCATCTGCTAATTCTACCTTTAATGGAGTAGCAGTTGGAAAAGGTGCGGCTAATATATCTACCAATCTTGCCGTGGGTTCATCAGTTTTAACCAACGCTTCAACTACTGGTACTTATAATACTGGTGTTGGTGCTGGCAGTATGAACAGTTTAACTACTGGTAACTACAATATGGCATTGGGCGGTAATACTTTTGCTAATTTAACAACTGGTTCAGAAAATGTTGCAATGGGCACTACTGCAATGGAAGTTATTACAACTGGTAGTAATAATGTGGGTGTTGGTGCTCAAACTTTAAGAAGTGTATATGCTGGAAATGCTAACACGGCTATTGGTCAAAGTGCAGGGGCTCAAAGAATTGGTCCAAATATAATGTACCAAACTTCAAATTGTGTTTATATTGGGGCTTATTGTTTAGGTAAAGATGATTATGAAACTAATGCTATTGTTATTGGTTCTCTTGCACAAGGGCTAGGTTCTAATACTACTGTCATTGGAACATCAGCTACTACTAAAACTAAACTATTTGGTACATTAGAAGCTACAGGCAATGCTACTATCAACGGAGTTATGGTAGGTAAAGGCGTAAGTAATTTTTCAACTAACTTGGCTTTTGGTCCAAATGCACTAAATAACCCATCTACATCAGGTATTGAATTAACTGCAATTGGAAGTGAAACAATGCAAAGTGCTACATTTGCAAGTTATAATACTGCGATTGGAAGTAGAAGTTTAAGAGGATTAACTACTGGGACTGTAAATACCGCTGTAGGCAATTCATCTATGGCTACTGTAACAACTGGGTTTCGCAATACAGCAATAGGTGACCAAGCAGGCGAAAGACTAACAACAGGCTCACAAAATGTATTTATTGGAGTAAACGCAGGGAAATTATTAAACAATGGTGTTGACTGGCAAAAGTTTGCTACAAAATCAATTTACATAGGCAATGATTCTCGTTCTGCTCTTGATGGCGCAGACAATGAAATAGTTATTGGTGGTTATCAAGCGCAAGGTTTAGGAACCAACACAACTTCTATTGGGACATCAGCTACAACGCGCACAAGGGTGTTTGGTGCAATACAATCTACTACTTATACAGTAGCAACACTTCCATCTGCTTCAACAGTAGGTGTAGGTGCAAGGGCTTTTGTAACAGATGCTACAACCCCAGTTTTTGGAATGGCAGTAGTTGGAAGTGGGGCAGTTCCAGTTCCAGTATATTCAACAGGTTCAGCTTGGAATGTTGGTTAATTTAAGGAAAATAAAATGGATGAAACAAAAGAAAGTATTGCACAACATTATTCAGCGGCTATGGATTCAGTAAATCTAATTAATGGTGGCAAGCCTGAATGGATGTCTGATGATGAATGGGCTGACTGCTTAAAGCGCAACAAAGAACATTTAAAGATTATGCTTGCTAAAGACTTTTGGACTGATGAAGATTTAACGCCTTTGCAAGAAGCCGCAAAATGACAAAAAAAACAGACCAGCAATTAGTAGAAGAATACTTTAACCACATGATTGGCAAAAGGATTGCTGGCGTTGCTATTGAAGATGAAGAATTAGAAATAACTTTGGATGATGGAAGCCTTGTCGTGATTTATTCAAGCGAGGATTTATCAATGTTTGTGCAATACGCAAAGAAATTGAATTGAGAAAAAGCATGGATGACCAAACAACACGACTGAATCGCATTGAAGAAAAGCTGGACAAAGTAGGCGAAGCAATTATTTCATTAGCCCGCATGGAAGAAAGAATGATTACTTTGTTTAAGCGCATGGACACATACGATATGCAACAGAATTTGCTTGAAGTGCGAGTAAATAAGATTGAGGTTACATCAGCATCAAGCGCATGGGTTGAAAGGGTTGTTTGGTTGATTGTTGGTGGTTTAATTATGGGAACAATTTATTTTGGTAAATAGTAGAAGCCTGACAGATTTAAATCCTAAAGTTGCGGCATTGTGCAGTGAGTTTATTAACCAATGCAAAAAGCAAAACATTGATGTCATTATTACCAGCACCTATCGTGATTCAGAATCACAAAATGCGTTATACGCACAAGGGCGCACGACTGCTGGAAAAATTGTGACAAACGCAAAAGCGGGTCAGTCGTTTCATAATTGGAAAGTGGCATTTGATTTTTGCCCAATTGTAAATGGCAAGGCACAATGGGCAGATACAGACTTATTTGTTAAGTGCGGACATATTGCAGAAAGCGTTGGTCTTGAATGGGCTGGTCGTTGGACTGGCAAGTTTAAAGAAATGGCGCATTGTCAATTTACTGGCGGCTTAACATTGCTAGACTTTCAATCAGGGAAAACACTATGAACAGCATTTTATCTTTAATATTTCCTGCCGTCATTCCTGTGCTGGCTGATGGCGTGCGTGGCATCTTTGCAAAATTTAGTGGTGGGGCTGGCGGCACACCGCAAAATGTTGATGAAAGAATTAAATTGATGGAAGCAGAAACTGCCCGGTTACAAGCACTGGCAGACATTGACAAGCCATCAGGCGAACCAAGTAAGTGGGTTACAGACTTTAGGGCATCATTTAGATATGTTGCTATTCTATTGATTTGGATTGCTACCATTACCGCAGTTTTCACTTCAAGTGTAACGCCTAACATTACATTAATGTTGTTGGATTTAAGCGGTGCGTGTATGAGTTTTGTTATTGGCGAAAGAATGTATTTAACACTTAAAAAATGACCAAATCCTGTAAGGAATGCAAAGTTGAAAAGCCATTGACGGAATATTACTATTCCAAAAAAGGCAATCACGGCAAGTTATATCCTGACAGCACTTGCAAATCATGTAAGAAAATCAGCAATAAAAAATGGTTCAAAGAAAACAAAAAGAAAGCCCAAGCCTTTAATCTAAAGTCTAAACTTAAAAAGCGTTACAACATGACAGTTGATGAATATAACGCACTGTTAATCAATCAAGATGGTCGCTGTAAGATATGTAGTAAGCGGCAGGCACGCAGAAGTTTGGCGGTTGACCATTGTCATTCAACCAATATTGTTCGTGGCTTATTGTGCGACAAATGCAACATGGCTCTTGGGCTTATTCATGACAACCTTGATATTCTTGATGGCATGAAACAGTATTTAATTGATAGCAGGCTTAAATCATAATAATTAAAATATCTTGTGTCTAACATTTAGCGTTTTATTATAAGCAAAGTATTTTGTCTGTTATAAATTAATGACAAAAAAATAGGGACGTTTTAAGCCCCTAGAAGTGTCAGCGGAGATTCTGACATAAATTGCATTTAAGCAATATTAATTATCAATGCTGGCTTCGTAGATGTCAACAATCAAAAGCCATAGAATTACAAACGGCAACCATATTGGAAATGTCACTAGCATTAAACAAAGTTTCTGTTTAAGCGATAATTTCATATAGATGCGTTGTAATACAATGAAAAGGTTGAACCAATACTAACGGGCGTATGTTTGCGTTTAGGGCGTTGCCAAGCATAGTCAGACCCTTTCCTGCCAAGATTTAAATAAGTCGTGATGTGTGGGTTTTTTTCATCAACGATAATGTGTTTATGATCATGCAATTCTTTTGGTAATTCATCAACTTTAGTTGGATGTTTCTTGCGGCTGACATCATGCAACAAATCAACACCTGCAACCAATGCTCTTTGTTCTGCGGTTGATTTAATGTTTGGCATTGCATAGTGTTTGTTTTTGCTTTTGTATGAAAAAACGGGCTTTCTTGCAACTTGGCAATAAATTCTTTTGCGGCTTAAATAGCCCCTTAAGTAAAGTTTTTTAATTTCAGATTTAATAATTAAAAATGAATCACATATTTCATCAGCAACTTGGCTAATATTCAACTCTTGTTCTTTCAACAATTCTAAAATAAGCAACTGTCTTTTATATGCCAATAGGCGATTTACTGCGTTTGCATTCATATTGTTTCCTTAGTGTTGGGTTGGGCTACTAACGCTGGTTGATAGATTTTGCACAATATATCATGGTCTGATTGTCAGACTAATTAACGCTTTCGCCCAATTTAGTTAAAACGGAATATCACTTTCTAAATCATCAGCAATATTGCTATTACCTGCTTTGCGTGGTGCGCCATCTTTTGGCAATGGTGTTCGCATTTGCAACCAGCCATCAAAATTGACAGGCAGTGATTCAATATTTAGCGCAATTCCACCACTCTTGGTTTCCATTGCAACACCGCATTTATGCCAGCGCACTTTTGTTTCGCCCTCTTTGCTAGTGTATTCGCCTGCTTTAGCGATTAAGTCATGTGTTATAGCCATTACTTGTTTCCTTTAAGTTGAGTATATAAATCATTTACTTCGGTTAAAAAAGCCCGAACAGCGGCTTCGGTTTCAGCAATATATTCATCGTCACGATTTACACGATAAACATATAACGCTAAATCATCCCCAACATCGGGGCAATAACTAATGAAATCGCACCAGCTTAAACCTGTGCAGGCCATTTGCCATTGCATTTGTGGGTAATACTTTGTTGGCGAATTGCCTGCCAATAATGTTTCAATATGGTTTGCCGCCGTTGGACATTTAATTTCAATCTGCCCATCAGGAAGCATTCCATCAGGTGATGCGCCAGCCATGTCAATTGTTGGGTGTGGAATAAAACCTATTTCAGTCACAAACACATCATTCTTGGCTTCATATAACGCACGGGCAATTGGTTCTAAACGCACGCCCCTTTCCATGTGATGGTTGCTATAGGTTTCCTCTTTCATGCCCGTCAGCCTTTCGCAAACCAGTTGGATGCGGTAGTTGCGGCGGGATGTGGCTTCACCTGATTTAACTGTGGCTAATACATCAGCAACACGGCTGGCGGTTACTTTGCCAAGCCGAATGTTAAACCATTCATCAGACCCTTGTTCAATGTTTTCCATTTGTTTCCTTATTAATTGGTTGCGCCAACAAATACTTATTACCTAGCAACGCAATGGCTTCTGCAAGTTTGATTTCATATTGAATCACGCTTGAAGCACTTGGTGGGGTCATGCCATAAAGTGATGTGATAATCATGGGTGGTTACTTTCAAACAATGATTTCATTTCATCTTTTGCTTTAACAACAGCATTGGTGGCTTCAACATTTCCTTTGCATAATGCTACAGCTGCCTTATACGCTGTTTGCAATTCTGCCAATGTTTTTGTATCAGTGACCAATTTAACAATTGCTGGCATATCAACAGAATTAATTTTGTTGTTGTATATAGCACCAATGCCATCGTCATCATCAGCATAAAGACCACAAATAGCGGAAAGGCTATAACGACGTAAATAAGTGAGAGCAGACCCCAGCCCTTGTGGGTCTTGTTTTTGTAGCGGACATGAGGCAGTGTCTTCAATCCATTCCCCTGATTCGTGAATTAAGCGTGTAGTTAAGTTTAAACGACCATCATCACTTGGTGATGGTGTTTGCAAGAATGCAATACCATTTTTGTTTAATGCACCTTTGATTGCATCAATCACAGATTGCAAGTCAGCATATTTGCTTTTAAGGTGAGGATTTTTGGCATTTTCAATTGCATAGGTAATGCCCATTTGTGCCTTTACTAAAGCAGGTGCAATTTTTACTAATGTTTCCGATGTTTTCATGATTATTCCCAATTAAAGATTTTAGCTAATATGCCAGCAACCATCATGATTGTTAGCACAATAATAAAACCCAAGATTACAATTGTTAGATTGTCCATGTTAAGCCCCAGTTACAATGTCAAAAATTTCGTTTTCAATTTTTTCAATGACTGATTCACATAGAAGTGGAATTATATTGACAGTGTCTGTTGCTAATTCAATAGCAACTAATTCAATGTTGTGATGGGTTGGTGAATCACCTGTGCCATATGGGTCTTTTTCAATTTCATGTTTAAAGTAAACATCAAGATTGATGCCATAAATTTCTATTGTTTCTAATGCCATTTTGTTTCCTTTCGTTTCCATTAAGGGGCTTGCGCCCCATTGATTAGTTATTAATTAATTTGTATGGTTTAT